GCTTCAAATGACCAGAAGATATGCCCTGAAGAATCATTTATTATTTTTCTTGATTCGGTAACATCCTTGACGAGCATTTCTTCTGCATCGCTTTGGGTCTTACCAGTTATCATTGACAGCAAACGCATAGCCATTGTATGGGCGTTTGTGTCGGCACTTACATATAGTGTTGGGACTTTGGCGCGCCAAGCCATAGCCAATGCTAGTGTCGACTTACCAGCACCAGGAGTACCAGCAATCATCGACACTTCAGCACGTCTAAGTATAATCTTATGCGCTTCGAAAGTTCGGAACACGGATGGAAGTGGTTCGCCACCTATGTCCGCGCTGCCAACCGCACGGGCAAGGGTTCTCATTGGTTAGAATGTACCCCATTCAGCATCATTGCGCTTTAGGAATATCGGTTCGCACTGGTCAGGAGTTCCCTTTGGAGTTGAGCACATATATGCTTTCCAAGGACCCTTAGCGCTAGCGCCTTGTCTCTTAGTCATAGGACCGTGCTTACAGCCACGACCAGTTGGTGCGGTGCTAGGTGTTGTTGTCTGTGGAACAACACTTGCTGGCATAGCAGCGGTTACGTTATTTACTGCCTGCTGTATTGTAATAGGTGCTCCCTCGATAGAGGTAGCCATTGTAGTGATTGCCCCCTCGGCTCCATCGACACCGAGTACTTCGACTAGATTACTCTTGAAATCGGCAAATGTATCTGCTCCGATTACAAAGATTCTCCCGTCATTTAGTTTACTGCTGACTTGGAAGTTTGCCCCAGCCATTATCTCTCCTTTGTTGTCTGTTCGTTTTTGAACCCTGTGTTATCCCAAGCATCTACCATCTCATCCATAGTTCTACGGATAGGGTAGATATCATCCACTATACTCACTAGACTTTGCTCCGTTCATCCACTTGCAATATGATAGCACACCGCACCTTCCGCAGTTGCTAAAGTTAGGTAAAAATATATCAGCCTTACGTGCCTTATCGAATCCCAAAAATATGCTCTCAACCTTATCAGGTTGGAGATGTTCAAGATTCCAAGTAGTGATACTACCAGTACGTGCATCCCAGAAGCCAGCCTTATCGACTGAAACACCCTGCTTATCTAGAGCCCAAGCGTAGACCGCTAGTTGCAGGGGATGCCTCTGAGATGACGCACCAGTCTTGATATCGACGAGCACCCTATTGCCGTCGTAATCAACCAATACACGGTCAATGGCAAGTTTGACCGTAGTATCGCCCAATGCAATCTCATATTGTTTCTCAATAAAATCTTCGTATACACTCCAACCTTTGTCAGGGTGCATAAAGTCTGCCCAGCGGTCTAGCATCCACAAGCCTTCGCCATACCACCAAGAGATATCTTCACGACCACGAAACTCCCAAGAGTTCATATCGCCGTAAAGTGCTTCATCTTCTTTAATCTGATTGAACCAGACATCGTTCCATAGTTCATCAGTGTTATTGGTTTTACCCAAATCTAACTTGTCAAAACGTTCGGTAGCCTTATGGACAGCAGACCCACCCGTAAACCATACTGCGTGTTTCTCGGGTACGCCTTGTAGTTTTGTTAGGTTGTATTTCCAGCCACATTCTTGCCAAGTATTGAAGGAAGAATATGATATATGTTTAGGTAATTCGCTCATTCCTCAAGGCTATCACAGTCACATAACTCCCCGCAGGTTAGGCATCCTTGCCCCAACCAGTCCCTTTGAAGTGAATAGGGTTCGCCGAAAAGACTTTGAATAAAACGTTGCCACAATGAACGCATTTTATCTCCTGATTATTCCCAAACGTAAGGGTTAATTCTTGGACTGTATCACAAGTCCTACATTCGTAATCGTATACTGGCAATTTCGCTCCTATATGCCTGAACCCCAGATTCTAAGAAATGCCCCCCCTACCCCCCCATAAAAATGAGGTGGCTAGGAGACTAGGTTAGGCTATGCCGTCACCCCGTCATCTGAAGTTTCTGCCCCACGGTTTCCCGTGAAACAATATTAACATATAAATATTTTTCCCGCATATAAAGAAAATAGACCCCCATCCTATGGGATTACCACAGGTAGGGGGTCAAAGTGTCTAAAAACGCCCTTAGAAGGCGTTTAAAGGGCTATTTAGCGCCTCTGCCAAACTCACTGGCGGATGGGTCCAACCACTTCAATACGGGTCCGAGGAAACCAGCAAGGGCTGCTGTTCCCAGCACCTTCAGGTTAGTTTCTCCAGCAAGGTATAGTGCGACTGCAGCGGCTGCTGCGGCACGGAACCAAGTAAGAGATACTTGTTTGAATTGTTCCATTAGATTGCCTTTCGTTTAGGTTTATGAATAGGACAGCACGTGCATACTATCCGTGGTTCAGATGCTAGCACTTTTTTCTTAGGTTGGGGGGTAAGGTTAGCCAAGACCTGATTTAGGACTTTAGGCTGGTTTACCCACCAGAACCAAGGGCTAGTGTCATTAGACTTATCAGGGTTGATAGAAATATGTAGGTGGCGAGTGTGAGGGTTACTGCCACTGTAAGAACGATTGCCAGACTTAGCATACTTACGCGACCATATCTTTTTATTGAAGATAAGATAGGAGACTCGTTCGTCCTCTTTAAGTTTTTCAAATATAACAGCACAGTCTACTCCCTTATCAGGGTCGTGGGTCAAATCTACTGCTAGCCCAGTATTGTGGTCCGAATTCGGGCTGGCTTTCTGATGCGCTAACGAAGGTAACAATCCGTCTGATAGTTTCTTGCGCTTCGGATACAACGCTGTCGCTTGACGGAGCACAGCAATAGCAGCAGGTGACGCTACTTTGACTACACGTTTCATTCATTTCCTCAATGCTTCTTTGACAAATTCAGTTAATAGTTCTACTTTTTCCTCTAGTAAATCGACCTTATCTTTAAGGCTAGAGCCCCCATTAGGGCGCAGTTCATATAGGTAATGCTTGACTAACCAACGCACAGCGCCAGCAAATCCAGCAACTAAAGTTAACATGGCTACGGCTAGTCCAGCCCATTCAGTAGGTGTCATTATACTGTCCTTATAGTGATAGTGAGTATGCCTCCGAAGCCAGAAAAACCTCTATCTGGAGGAGTCAAACGGTTGAATTGGATTTGTTCTATAACGCATTGGCGAAACTCGCCAGTTATTAAATCTTGAAAAGTAAGAACATCTCCGCCTTCTTCGATAGACTCGAGCGCATTGATTCTATCTTTGGCTCTACCTTCGTATCCTGTTAGGACGTTATACTTATCGGTCTCCACGTCAAAGCAATAGACGGGAAATCTAATTACTCGCTGTCTAGGTGTAGCGATTGTGGCTTTAGCCTGGTATCCTTCGAATACAGGACTTAGGGTAGCATTTGAAGCATCTCTAAAAAGAACAAACTTATAGGCTAGGTATTCTTGTGCATTTGCAGGTTGGCTGGTAGTTACTTCTACAGAGGGAACTGCAGAGTCATAAGTTATGACGTCGTATTCCGTGCCATCTTCATCTACGGTATTAAGGCTTACAGAGCCTTTAGTAAAGTCACCACGTCCTATCAGGCGCTTAAAGTTCTTGGGTTCTAATGTGTTGTATCTAATAAAGCCTGTTTGTAGATAGCCACTGGTTACTCTAGTTCCGTCTTTCTCCATCCAAATACCATCACCTGCTACTACAAAAGCCGCTCTATCGCTATTACCTAAGAAGGCTACGCCTACTGCGGTGGATGTAGCGCCAGATGCTATTAAGTCATAAGCAAATGGAAACTGTAATGGTGCTAATTCTAATGACAAATCAATACGGATTAAACCTGCTTCGCCATCTACTAACCCTGATACATAAGCAAATCTATCTCTAAATGCTACGCTTTTAAAGTCACCTTCAGCAATTATAGGTCCATATTTTATGCTGCCATCATCTTGGACTGCTGCGACTCGGACACCTTTGTTGGTACAGATAACCATATAGGCACCAAGGTATATATCTATAGCATTAACTATCTCGGTAACAGGAAACTGTGCTATCTCAGTAGGTACAGCCAGTACGGGAAAACCTAAAGCAGTTGTGCCTGTAGTCAAACCAATCTTAAAGATAGCGCTATTACTACGATTCTTACCAGAAAAATAAATAGCATTAGGTCCTTCACAGATACTTGTCCATACCCAAGCGCTAGTAGGGTGCGTAAAGGTAGCAGTAGGCAAGGCTGTAGTAGCGTGGCTACCAGCAGGACTTGCATTAGGGTTAAGTTCATATATAGAATTTGCTACACCAGCCATCAAACGCTGCTTAACAAATCTAACAACAACGCTGCTAGTACCAGTAGCATAGGTAGTTCCATCAGATGTAGAGCCACCAATATTACCAACGTGCAGTGCTACTTGGTCAGCAGCAAAGTATCTAGTTCCATCTGTAGTTATGCTAGCAAAGACTTGGTTTGTGTGGGCTGCATCTAAAGTGTATGTGCTAGTAGTTGCAGTGTCACCTGACATAGAAATCTTTTTTAGATTGTTACCATCTGCAAATACAATTACATCATTGGTGCCATCATTGGCACCCATAATCAATGCTGTATTGCTGGTTGAGTAGACTTCTAGTGTGTCATTAAGAAGGGTTACTTGTCCTTCTGTCCAGACATCAACACCTTTGCTTTCTGCAAAGCGAGATGTGCCCTCACCTGGGATAAGTGCTGGGTCATAAAAAGTAATGCCAGCCCCCTCGTGAAAGGAAGACTGGCTACGAAGTAGAAACCCAGTGAGTGACTGCTCGCCTGGTTCTGTCTGATTATCAAACTGTTCTTTTCTATATGGAGCAGTCTGGCGAATGTAAGGATTAGCATCACTGATTGCATAGATAAATGGCATACCACCAAGAGCAACATCATATGCTATATCAGTATTCTGCCAGATAGAAGTGTCAGAAACTACACCAACATCAACAGCAATCGCTCTACTAGAGCGACCTTCTGTAATATCACGACCAGCCACTTATTCTCCTTGTTGCTCCTTGAGTTTACTCTTTAAATGTTCGTTAGCCCAATACAATGCATAGTAGTCATAGTCAACGCTAAAGCGTTTCATATGCTTTACTAGCGCCCCAGTATGGGCGTGTAGTGGTATGCCTGCCTTCTTCATACGGCGGAAGAAGATAATATCTTCGCCGACAAACTTACTATCATCAGCATCACCGCGTTCCATAAACATAGACTGTCCTGGGAATGCTTCTCGCATCTTAGGAACAATAGACTTATGCATTAGGACAAAGCCAAAGCCTGCTGAGTCACACTTGATGACTTGGTTATCAGGTAATGGGTGGTGATAGCGCACTTGGAATTCATCTACATCATCAAACAAGACAGGGAATGGGCGCATTAGACTGCCCTCATTCTCCTTAGATATGAAGTAAACACCACTAACTACAGGGCGGTTAATCTTATCGGCTGTCTGCCATAGTTTATGGATAGCCTCTAGGTTTAATACTATGTCTGAATCTACCCATAGTATCCAG